TTGCTATCATAATATAGGTTGTCCTTTCCGCATCCATGATGCTATTCTTACGTTTTTAATCCAATCTTCAAAGCTAGGTATAAAACCTAAATCTTCGATGATATGTTTTTCAGCTATTAGTCTTACTGGAACAGCTTTTCCATCGCTATTCGTTATCGTTTGACCAAATTCTTTTTCGGCAGCAAAACATCCTTCAGCATGATGCCGTAATGCTCTATGAGCAAAATGAGATGTAAGTTTTTTACTCTCATCAAACCAATCGTGAATAGGTTGGTAATCTTCAGGTTTACCTCCCCATTTTTTTACACTCGATAAACTATGGTAATAACAATTAGCCATATAATTCCTCCCAATGATTTGATCTCATCATTTCTGCTACTTGTTTTTCTCGTTTTCTCGAAACATTGTGAATTGCTCCTCTAGTGATTGGGTGGGTTGCCCAGTCAGTTGCTGTTTGGTAAATCGCAAAAATTGTAGAACCGTATTTACTACAATACTGATCCCATAAGTGATCCAAATGCTTAAGGACAAGCATACTGTTGTCATCAATATCAAGCTTTGTTTTACGGTTTGCCAAAGTTTTCCTAAATAAGTTTGTGACTGCATTGTTAGTTACCTTTCTTTGCATCATTTTAAATAGATCTTCACCTAATTCCTTATGAGCTGTAACACCCATTTTAAAATCATTCATAGTGAAAGATATATCTCGTTTATCGTTATGTTTATTATAGACAACAAATGTCCAATCAGGTCTTACCATTCCATTTAAACAAACTACATAAACAGAAGACCACATGATTTGTTGTCCCCATCTTCCATCCATAGATGAATAGATTCTTAATTGTGGTATGATTTTTTCTTCAGTACCTTTGATATGAAATCCACCATCTTTATAGTTATTTATATCAATAGCATCATCCCAAAAATTAATTGTACGAATGAACTTTTTACCACCTTCAAGAACTTGGTCTTTAGGTGTAATAGTAAATCTTTCGTAATCAGGTACGGCTTCAACAATTACTTCATTAACCTTTTCTGCTAATTCAGAATATGGTCTAATTATGTAATCATCTGTATGAATACCTAGTAATTTACCTGTATCTTTTCTTACTAAAGCATATCTATTTACAGGTTCTAAATCGTATCTACTATCTTCAATATTATCAACCATGTAATTTAGTTGTTTTTTCTCTACATCAAAATACGCACTTTTATCTATTGTGAGTTTATTATTTGATTGCATTTGTATAGCTGTTTGCATAACACCTCTTTCTTTCTTTCATATCGAGTCAGCTCCCACATTCGTGGGGGCTAACAATTTAGCTTAAATTGATTTCTTTCTTTTTTTAAAGCAAAATACTTTATATTTTCATGTCTAAAAGAATAATTAACTTTATCTAATAAAACTTGTAATTCTATTTTTCTACCTCTACGAGTTTCAAAATCATAAATCCAAATCCATTGACCTTTTTTTTGTCTAAAATATTTTAACGATTCACCCATAATTAAAACCATTCGGCAGCATCAGCTACCTTCCATTCAATGTTTTTTTTAAACTTATTTCGTTTGCCATAATCTTTGGCTTCACTTTCTTGCATCCAAACTTCATTAGTAAACAATTCCCATTTACCATTTTTCTTCCAAATAACGCAGTACATTACTTTTCTTCTGGAATAGGTATTACTGTAGTAGTAGGTTCAAATTGTTTATTATCCATTTTGTATTGAACTCTAGCATCCTCTGCAGTAGCTAAGTGTCCATCTACTTCTTCTGCTGTATAAATACCTAATTTATTTAAACCTTCGGTAAATTCTTGAGTATTTATTTTACAAGCACCATATTCATCTTGTAGTTTTTCGATTGCATCAATAAAACTTTCTTTAAGTTTATTCATAGCATTACTCCTCTTGTTAAATAGAAATATCCAAATAGTATTGTCCAAAATAAAATAGTTATTAGAAATAACTTCATTATTCTCCCTTCTCTATTTTTATATTTTCACTTCCACAACTAGCACAAACTTCGGTCATTTCTGATAATTCATACCAAGAATAGTTTTGTTCTGGTTGTTCTTGAAATTGTTTTAATAGTGTACCCTCAATAAAACCACAATCTAAACACTTCATTATTCTCCCATATTGAATATATTGTTTTTAGTTTCTTTACGTTTTAGTTCGTAAGGTAATTCTACTTTCTCTGGCATATTTCTAGCGATTGCATACATCAATCCTAAAAATGCTCTGATTGGAAACATGATTGCTATCCAAATCCATTTAGCAGCAACATTCATTAACCAATTTTGTAGTTTCTTTAACATTAACACCTCCTAGTTGTTATCATTGTTTATATTTATCAGCACCGCACATTGCGATTGTCTGATAGCAGGTTAGTAAAGTTGTTAAAAATCGAACTAGTATGTTCTCAGATCATTACTAACCAGCAATCAGGGTTTCTGATCTCAGATCCAACCATTACAATCTAGCTTACTAGAATATATTTATCGTGTGATTGGATCAGGGATCAGGGATGCTATTCGGCAGCACCTCATATTGTTGTTTTTGCCCTTCGTGTTTTTTAGAATTATTCTAAACACGATAAAAAAAGCCCTCATACCTCACTAATAGAGATACAAGGGCTTATTTTGTTTATATTAACCAACTAATTTCTTTAATTGATCTACAACCATAGCTTTTTCAGCTTTGTTAACATCGTCTTGTGATGTTGCAGATTTTCTATTCCCAACAGGAATATAATCTTTATTGAATATTGCTTTGTACTTTTTAGCAAAAGTATCAACAATCAATTGTGATCTTCTCACATTTAGATTTTGTACCTGATTCATAAATAACAATTTATTTAACTCATTCTTTGTTATTTCAGTACCAACATCATCTCTTGTTGCTTGTTTAGTCTTTTCTCTAGTTTTATCTAAAGATGCTATACACATTTCATTGTGTCTATTAAATGCACCATAGATACTATCGAAATTCCAACCAGCAATTCTAGACCAATCTTCATTGTCTAAAAATGGCATAATTACATTATCTACTAATGTATTTACACCAGTTATCATGTTGCTTTCAGATTCATCTAATACTAATTCCATATTAGCTACTCTTGAATCTGGATCATCTCTATATGTTTCTCTTGACATTATATTGTTCCTTTCATGTTATTAAGTTCACTATCAATATTAGCAATCTCACTAATATCTCCTTTAGCTTCAGCTTCATCTCGCTTACAAGCTAATTCTTCAACTCTCTTGATATTTTTGCTATCTTTCGCAATAACATAGTAATCAATCATATCTTCAATAGTCATACATACCTTTCTAGTTAAGTTAATAAATGTCCAACACGGACACCGTGCAAGAACGAGGAAGGATCCGAATTGCAAATGCTTGGCATGATGAAATCATGCGACAAGTTTGATGCGACCGAAGGGAGTCGTCAACTTGTCCATTTGTCAATTTGGAAGGAGTCCTTGTTATGCTAGGTGATACCGTGTGCCGTGCCACGGCGAGTGGCGTTCTTTAAAACGTACCGAAGGGAGTCCACGACCGAGGACAAGGGAGATCGTAAGAACCGTAGGTTCTTATGTGCGTTGACTGAGTAAATCTACAGCTATAGTTAATGTTAGGGGTAGAATAGGAAAACGTAATGAAAGACGACTTAACAGATAAGCAACGTGCCTTAGTTGATACAATAGTAGCAACTGGGTGTACTATTAAGGAAGCTGCTAAAAAGGCAGGATATTCAACGAATGGAAGTGAAGAAGCTGGGAGAATAAGTGCTTCTCGAGCACTACGTATTCCAAAAGTACAGACGTATATGCAATCACGTATTGCACAAACTCTAGGACTTGGAGCAGTAAGTGCGAGTAGGAAACTTATCGACCTATCTAGTGGAGCTAGATCTGAGTACGTTCAGCTCGAAGCTTCCAGAGATATACTCGATAGAGTAGGGATGAGAGCACCAGACAAGGTAGCTCACAACATACAGGGCGACATTAAGATCAATATCGACCTGAGTTAAAAGTGTCGGTACTACCGACTCTTGACCACACCTCGAGTTTCGAGGGGTGGGGGCAAAAACAACCCATCGTAGATGACTAGTGATGTCATACAAACAATAGGGGTTGAAAAAAGCATTCGGTATTGCATACCTCAATTTTTTAGGTCTTGCAAAAGGTTCGTTATATTAGTTATGGCAAAGAAAAAAAATAATTTACTTGCGAAAATAGAACACGAGTCGAGGGCAAAGTTTAAGAAAACCTCTGTTGCTAAAAGAAGACCTAAGAAGTCATCAATGAATAAATCCAAAAAAAGAAGTTTTAAAGCTTATAATAGACAGGGGAAATAATGTGCGTTTTAAGAAAAAGCATATATTTGTAGGAATAGGTTATGTCAGATAAATTAAAAAATGTTTGGAAACAACTTAAAAGCAATATGAGTGCTGGAGATGAAGTTATTAAAATTAATAAAGAAGTTAAGAGCAGAGCTAATAAAGCTCCTTGGTATAAAGAACCAACTGTAGGTGATTTACAAAGAGCTTACAAAGATGCTCATAAAAATTCTAAAAAAAAATAATCTGAAAAAATATCTAAAACAACTAGAGGTATTATCCCTTTATTACCGTGAAGGTATTATTGGTTTTATAATAGGATTTACATTCGCATTAATCCTAAGTGCGTTTTAATTATTTTTAAATAGGTATAGTTAGATTGTTCCAACAAAAGAGGTCTAATGTATTATTTAGTAAAAATATGGAACAACTACGGCAATGAGTTAAAGAAAGAAATTTTATACCAAGCGGAGAACGATGTTATTGCAATGCAAAAAGCAAGTGCTGCTACACCTGATGGCTGCCGAGCAACTTATGAATCAATCAATAAGGAAGAATATGAAAAAACCAAAGAAACCCAAAAAGCCGAAGAAGCCGCCTAAACCAAAAAAGAATGGCTACTAAAGCTGAAAAGATACATATGGATAAGGTAGCTAGTCTTGGATGTTATGTATGTTTAAGACCAGCTTCCTTACATCATATAAGATATAAAGGATTAGGAATGGGTAAAAGATCATCTCATTTTGAAGTAATTCCTCTTTGCTATGACCATCATCAAGGTAAAAACTCAATTCATTTAGATAAAAAAAATTTCGAAAAGAATTTCGGCTCAGAAAAAGAAATACTTAAAAATGTACTGGAGAGATTAAATGAGCTTTCTTAATGGTTTATCTTTAAAAGATAGAAAACGATTAAGAACAATAGTTAAGAAAACTCACTTAAGTTATTATCCTACAAACATGATAACTGATTATGAAGCTGATAAATTAATAGAAGCTTTTAGTGAAGAAGTTATCTACAAAATGCTTAAAGCAAATGTAGGTACTAATGTCGATTAATTTTCAATATAAACCAGAAGGACAAACATTAAAAACCTTTATGAAGTCTAATGACTTTTTTAGAGGAATGAGAGGGCCAGTTGGTTCTGGCAAATCAGTTGCTTGTTGTATTGAAATATTTCGTAGAGCTTTGTTACAAGAAAAAAACAAAGAAGGTAAAAGAAGAACAAGATGGGCAGTAATAAGAAACACAAATCCACAACTTAAAACTACAACTATTAAAACATGGCTTGATTGGTTTCCTGAAGATACTTGGGGAAACTTTGCATGGTCAGTACCTTATACCCATAGAATTATAAAAGGTGATTTAGAAATAGAAGTTATATTCTTAGCTCTTGATAGACCAGAAGACGTAAAGAAATTACTATCTTTAGAACTTACTGGTGTATGGATTAATGAAGCTAGAGAAATACCTAAATCAATTATAGATGCTTGTACTATGAGGGTAGGAAGATTTCCCTCAATGAGAGATGGAGGTGCAACATGGTATGGAGTAATAGCTGATACCAATGCACCTGAAGAAGATCATTGGTGGCCGATAATGGCAGCAGATGTTCCTGTACCAGATCACATATCTAGAGATGAAGCTTTAATGTTAATTAAACCTGATAACTGGTCTTTCTATTCTCAACCTCCTGCATTAACTGAGAAGAAAGATAAAGATGGAATGACTACTGCTTATGATCCAAATGATCTTGCAGAAAATAAAAAAAACCTAACACCAAAATATTATTCAAATATTATTAGGGGTAAAACAAAAGGATGGATAGATGTTTATGTTTTAAATAAACTAGGAAGTATAGAAGAAGGTAAACCTGTATATCCAAATTTTAAACAAGAATTACATTGTGCTGTTGAAACTTTAGAACCAAATATAACACAACCTATATTTATAGGAATTGACTTTGGTTTAACACCTGCAGCAGTCTTTGCTCAAAGATTAGTTACTGGAAGATGGCATATCTTAAATGAACTTGTATGCTTTGATATGGGTGTTATGAGATTTTCAGAATTACTTCGTGGTGAAATAAGAAAATCATATAGAAATTTTGATGTTCAAATATACGGAGATCCTGCTGGAGATTTTAGATCACAAACTGATGAAAGAACTCCTTTTCAAATTATGAGAAACAATGGATTAAAAGCATTACCAGCTCCTTCTAATGATCCTGCTTTAAGAGTTGAAGCAGTAGATACAACATTACAAAGATTGCTAGATGGTAAAGCTGGTTTCTTGCTAGACAAAAAATGTATTAATTTAAAAAAAGGATTTAATGGTGGTTATCATTATCGAAGACTTCAAACATCAGGAGATAGATATGATGAGAAACCATTTAAAAATAGATACTCTCACGTACATGATGCTCTCCAATATTTAATGATGGGAGCTGGTGAAGGTAGAACACTTCTATCAGGTAAATCTCAATCTAAACCTACTATTGTTAAAAAGGAATGGGATGTATTTGCTGGACAAAAAAGAAAGACAAGAAAAGTATGGGATCTATTCAAGAGGAATGGTTAATATATTTCCACAATACTAGAACTACTAAATATGCTAAATGGATATGGTGGTGGAAACCTCCTTATGGTTTTTCTCATTGTGGAGCTTTAAAATATATATCTGAATTAGACTCTTGGGAACATATACATTTTACTCACGCAGGTATTAGAACTGAAATAATTAGTGCAGATAAAGCTAGTAAATTTCTAGAGTATTTATATCAATTTGAAATATTAATTTGTCCTGTTAAAGATGATTGGCATCTTTTTAGGATTAAAGAATTATCCTGCGTATCATTTATTATGAGATTAATAGGATTTTACCGATGGTGGATTATCACTCCTTACCAGTTATATTGTGCGTTGCGTAATGCTGGATATTTGTCATTTTGGAAAAAAAGGGAAAATCATGGCAAAAAAATTAACACCTGAACAAATCTTTGAAAAATTAGAAGAACTTCACGATCAAGAAAATGAGCTTTTAGAAAGATTAAAAGAGCAAGTTTGCAAATGCGATGATGAAGATGATGATGATTTAGATGCAGACTTTGATGATTTTGATGACGAGAAATAATTTATGAGCAATGATAATAAAGGAGCTGGAGATACTCAAGTTTCAGGAGCAGAACAAGTTTATACTAAACAAGGCAAAATAAACAAAGGTATTAAAACTTCTACATACGGAGAAACAAAAACTTCAGCTGCTAAAGATAAAAGTGATTTTCATACAGCTGGTCAAAAAGATGAAATTAAATCAGGTCATTGGGCTATTGATCTTGTAGGTAATGCTACATTAGGATGGACAAATGCAGGTTCTAAAAAAACAAGAGAATTTTTTACAGATAAAGTTTTAACTTCAAAAGGTGTTACTCATAAAGGAACACATTATGGTAAAGAATCTTTTAATCAATTATCAGCAGAAGAAAAAGAAGAAATTTATGGTGGCTATATGGATAATAGAATGTCTGGTAAAACAGATGCTTATGGCAATCCAAATCCTGGTTATAATAAAGGTGGTAATGGTAATAATCAAACTAGAAAAACAGAAGTACAAATAATAACAGAAAATAAAGCAATAGAAGATGAAGAAATTGCAACTAAAATATCAGAAGAAGAATATAAAAAACGTAGAGGATTAAAAGGATCAAGATCAATGTTTGCTAATTCAGGTGGGCGTGGTTTTTATGATCCAGTATAGGAAATATAATGGGCGATTGGTCAGATAAAAGTTATACATCAAAAAAAAAGGTAATTGATTTAAGTACCAAAGAAGGAGAAGCTTATTTAAAAAAGCATAATCCTGGACTTACAGCAGAATCAAGAGATTTACCACCTTGGACAATAATACCAAAAAAAAAACCAAAGAAAAAATAAATGGAATATATAGACGCAGCAGATGTACCTATAACTAGCTCATCCGATAAAGCTAGTGCAATACTTAAAAAGTATAAGGAAGCTCAAAACATAAAAGATTATTGGAAAGATAAATTTGAAGAAGCTTATGAATATTGTCTTCCTAATAGAGAATCTTTTTATGATGAATCTCCAGGTCAAAAAAGATCTGATAAAATATTTGATGAAACTGCAGTAGTTGGAGTACAAGAATTTGCATCTAGATTACAAGCAGGTATTACACCTACATTTGCTAGATGGGCAGATTTTCAAGCTGGATCTGAAATACCAACTGAACAAAAATCTTTTATTAATTTAGAATTAGATAAAATTACTGATTACGTTTTTCAAATATTACAACAATCAAACTTTAACCAAGAAATACATGAAGCATTTATGGATCTTGCTATTGGTACAGGAGTTATGCTTGTTGAAGAAGGAGATGCTGTTAATCCTATTAAATTTACATCAGTACCTCTTACAAGAGTATGCTTAAATAATGGGCCTGATGGAAAAATAGATACTATTTACAGAACAAGAATGTGTAAACCAGATGAAATAAATATTTTATATCCTAAAGCTAAATTACCAGAAAATTTTGATCCATTAAAACAAAAGAAAAAAATTAAATTAATTGAAGCTATTTATAAAGTTTATGAAGAAAATGTAGAAAAATATAAATTTTGTGTTGTTATGGAAAATCCTAAAGCAGTATTATTAGAAGAATATTATGAAGGCGAAGGTTCTAATCCTTATTTAGTATTTAGATGGAATAAAGCATCTGGAGAAGTTTACGGTAGAGGGCCAGTCTTTAATGCAATGGGAGCAATTAAAACTTGTAACCTTACAATAGAATTAATATTACAAAATGCACAGATGTCTGTAAGTGGAGTTTATACTTACGAAGATGATGGCGTAATAAATCCTGATAACATTTCCCTTGTACCTGGATCTCTTATCCCTGTAGCTCCTGGATCTAGAGGTTTATTACCAATTCAGGCAGCATCTAATTTTGATGTTGCCCAATTGGTATTAAATGATATGCGACAGAATATTAAAAAAGCTTTATACATGGAAGCATTAGGAAGACCTGAAGGAACTCCTATGACTGCTACCGAAGTTTCAGAAAGAATGGCAGATTTATCTAGACAGATAGGATCTTCTTTTGGAAGACTTCAATCTGAATTAATTACTCCATTGTTAAAAAGAATAATTAGAATTTTATCTAAACAAGGTAGAATTGACATTCCTAAAGTAAACGGTAGGGAAGTTAAAATAGCACCACGTTCACCTCTAGCACAAGCTCAACATTTACAAGATGTTGCAGATGTAACTCGTTTCAATGAAATAATAGCAGGAACATTTGGCCCACAAATGATTAACTTAATTGTGGATCAAAATGAAACTGCAAAATATTTAGCTGAAAAGATGAACTTACCTGAAAAACTTATTAGAGATGAACAAGAACAAAAACAATTAATGGATCGTTTACAACAATTAAATCAAAATCCAGAAGAAGGAGGAGAAGCTCCACCAGGAGCATAATATGACATGGGATGCATTAAAGAAAGACAAACCAAAGATTGCAAATAGTGTAGATGGATATGTTAGAACAGAAGCTGATGAAGCTAAATTAAATAAACATTTTGCTACTCTCTTTAAAGGAGATGATGGTAAAGTTGTTCTAGACTACTTACAATCAATAACTACAGAAGCTGTTGCTGGGCCAAACATTACTAGCAACCAATTATTTCATATTGAAGGTATGAGATTCTTAGTAGGTATAATCAAATCAAGAACCAAAAAAGGAGAACAAAATGGCAGATGATAATGTTGAAACTTCAGCACCAATCGCTACAGAAACACCTTCTGAAGCAGCTAAACCTGAATATGTGCAGGATAAGTTTTGGGATGAAAATAGTAAACAAGTTAACATAGAAAACTTAGCTTCAAGTTATAACTCACTTGAATCTAAATTAGGATCTAGAACAGAAGATTTAACTAAACAAATTAGAACAGATCTTGAAGCTGAAAAACTTAAAAATGTTCCAGAAGCTTATAAATTAAATGTTCCAGAAATGGAAAATACTAAATTAACTATATCTGAAGATATGCCTATAGTTAAATGGTGGGGAGAAACTGCAAAGTCTGCAGGATTATCTCAAGAACAATATGATAATGGTGTTAAAGCATTTATAGATAATGCAGTTGCTAATTTACCTAATCCAGAAATTGAAAAACAAAAACTTGGAGATGCAGGTAAAGAAAGAATAGAAGCAGCAAGTATGTGGTCTAAAAAACATTTAAGTCCAGAAGGTTATACTACAATAGCTGATTTAGCAGGTACTGCTGGTGGTGTAAAAGTTATTGAAGAATTAATGAAACTTAGTAAAGACACAAGTATGCCTACTTCACCAACTCAAGTAGATGTTGCAGCTACCCAAGACGATTTAAAATCAATGTTAAATGATCCTCGTTATTGGGATAGTTCAAGACGTGATCCTGCGTATGTAAGACGAGTAACGGAGTTATATGAAAAAGCATACAAAGGACAAAGCAACCAAAGCTAAATTTAAATATAAAAATTAAAAAAACCTATAAAGTGGCTTGATTGTGTAAGTCAAACAGGTTGGATTAGCGAAAAAGATATTGACTCTGCTAAACCAGCTACTTGCATAACAGGCGACTTTTGGGTTTATAAAGATACAGATGATTTTATTACTCTTTTTGGTACTTATTCTTACGATGAAAAAGGTGAAATAGAATTTGGTGAAGTTATAACTATACCTAAACAATGGATTTAATGTGCGTTGCCAACATTATCCATAATACAATATTTATTTATTAAGACCTTTAAAATGTTCAATGTTTGCCTTTAATTCTAAAGACAACAAACCCCTGCATTAGAAAGATAATCGGTAAATTAACACTTAACAAAAAAGGACATATAAATGGCAAGTTCAATAACAAATGCCTTTATTACTCAGTTCGAAGCTGAAGTTCATATGGCTTACCAAAGAATGGGAAGCAAATTGAAAAACTTAGTTAGAACAGTTAATGGTGTTAACGGAAGTTCTGTTAAATTTCAAAAAGTTGCAAAGGGTTCTGCAAATACTAAAGCAAGACATGCTGAAGTAGTTGCTATGGATCTTTCACATACAGCAGTATCTGCAACTTTGACTGATTATTATGCAGCAGACTACGTTGACAAGTTAGACGAGTTAAAGGTAAACATTGACGAAAGACAAGTAATTGCACAATCGGCTGCTTACGCATTAGGAAGAAAAACTGATGATGTAATCATAGACGTACTTAAAGGTGCAACTTCAATCGCAAACAACGTAAACAGTTCAGCAACTGGTATGAGTTTGATTAAAGCAAAAAACATGATGGAAACATTCAACACGAATGATGTTCCAGATGACAATCAAAGATACTGGGCAGTTGGGCCTAAACAATGGTCAGATCTATTATCAGTAGATCAGTTTTCTAGAGTAGAATACGTAGGGCCACAAGATCTTCCATTCGCTAATGGCATGACTGCTAAAAGATGGATGGGCTTCTTGTTCTTCGTACACTCTGGTTTAACAGTAGCGACTGACAGACAAACATTATGTTTCCACAAGTCTGCTTTAGGTTTAGGCGTTGGAACTGATGTTAAAACTGAAGTTAACTATGTACCAGAAAAAGTTTCTCACTTAATCACTTCAATGATTTCGTTAGGAGCTGTTGAAATAGATGGCGACGCTGCAAGAGTGCAGTTGTGTGCAGAATAATAACAATAGGAGAAAATATATATTATGGCTTATGCAATAGACAATCCTGTTAAAAAAATCGCACAGATGGGCCCATCAAATTCAATGTGGTACTATACTGACGGTGATGCAATAGGAACAATAGATAATGATGATTACTTTATCTTATCATACAGAGAGTTAGCTGCTGGAGACATTATAATTGTAAATAGCGGTGGTTCAAACGCAGTTGTAGATATTTTAATAGTATCTGTAAATGACGGTGGAACAAACCTAAATACAGTTATTCTAGCGTAATTCTAGAATCATACTAAGGGGGAGAAATCCCCCTTGGTGCTTTTTTAAAAATTATGGCAACAACAGATATAGACATATGTGCAAGAGCTTTAGTGATGATAGGCGCACAACCAATATCATCATTTTCAGATGGAAGCACAGAAGCATTAGTTGCCTCAAACATTTATTCTGATATTACAGAAGCATCTCTAACTAGACATAGATGGAGATTTGCAACTACACAAGCATCTCTTTCACTTTTAACAAATACACCAACAGGAAGATATAGTTATGCTTATCAAATGCCTACATCTCCTGAAGTGTTACAAATTATTTCAATAACAGTAAACGACTACGTTATTCCTTATTCAAGATACCAAGATTATATTTATGTAAATGATTATGGTTCATCTAATACACTTGTAATGGATTATATTTACAAAGTAGGTGAAGCATATTTTCCACCTCATTTTAGATTAGCTTTAGAATATGAACTAGCTTCAGTATTTGCAGGTTCGGTTGCAAGAGATTCTGCTATGATTAGACAATTTAAAGAATTATCTGAAAGACAATTTCTTGTAGCAAAAAATATAGATTCTCAGGAAACTACTACAAAAGTTTTAGATACAAGTAGGTTTATTAACTTGAGAAAATCTACAAGAACGGATGCATAATGGGAAGAACATTAAGACAGGTAATAACCAATTTTTCTTCAGGAGAACTTAATCCTTTATTAGCAACTCGTACTGATGTTTCATCTTATTTTCAAGGTGCTAAAGAATGTAAAAATTTTGCTTTATTAGCAGAAGGTGGTTTGATGAGAAGACCAGGAACTTCTTATTTAGCAACACTTCCAGCAGAAAGCAGACTTATTCCATTTATATTTTCTGATGATGAAGTAGCTATTATTGTATTATCTAATCAAAGAATGGATGTATATAATACATCTGGAACAGCTATAACATCAAATTATACAACTAATTGTAATTGGACTACAGCTCAATTATTTGAATTAAACTTTGCTCAATTTGGAGATACAATTTTTGTAACTCATAGAGAAAATCCAATTAGAAAAATATTTAGAGCATCAGCATCTTCATTTACTGTATCTGCATTTACTTTTGCAACTCATTCAACTGGTTATCCAAGATACCAACCTTATTACAAATATGCAGATAGCGCAGTAACTTTAACTCCTGCAGCAACTTCAGGTTCAAGTGTTAATATAACTGCATCAACAACTATATTTGATTCTGATGCTAATTGGGTAGGTAAAACTATTCGTATTGGTAAAAAAGAAATTGATATTACATCAAGATCTAGCACAACAGTAGTTGTAGGAAATATACGTGAAACATTAGCTGGTACAGGAGCAACTGCAGATTGGGATGAAGAAGCTATGTCAACTCATAGAAAATATGCTCAAGCTATTACATTTCATGCAAAAAGATTATGGTTAGGAGGATTGTTTTCTAGACCTGCTGCCGTACTTGCTTCTAAAATTTCTGAATATACTAACTTTGATGTTGATGATGCAGATTCAGCAGATGCTATTGATGTAGATATTTCAGGAGATCAAGTTAATGAAGTAAGACATATGTTATCTGGTAAAGACTTACAAATTTTTACTGATGGTGGAGAATATTATGTACCACCAGCAACAGATAATACTATTACTGCTTCTAATATTAGTATTCAAAGACAAACTCCATACGGCATCTCTAGAACAGCTCCTAAAATGTTTGATCTTGCAACTGGATTTGTTCAAAAGAACGGAAAGTCAATTAGAGAATTTGTTTATTCAGATCTTGAAGATGGTTATAAATCAACTTCTGTTTCAATTCTTGCACAACATTTAATAGATAGCCCTAAAGAAATTGCTATTATGAAAGGTAATAATACAAGACCTGAACAATATGCTTTTTTTTTAAATAATGGAACAACACATCCAGGTAAGTTATCTGTATTTCATTCTGTTAGAGATGAAAAAATAGCAGGTTGGGTACAATGGTCAACAAGATCTGGTGATACTTTTCAATCAATAGCAGCTCTTAATGAAAATTTAATTTGTATTGGTAAAAGATCTTTAAATAGTTCTACTGTATATACATTAGAAAAATTTGCTGATGATGATAGTACAACACTTGATTGCCAAACAACTTCAACATTAAGTCAACGTGGTACTCCTTTAGTTAAAGGAGCATCTCAATCTACATCTGGAAATGTTTTAATAACTGATGGATTTAGTTCAGCACCTAAAGTAAATGAAACATTTACTATAGCTGGTAACGCAACTGAATATACAATTTCATCTTTAGTAGATAATGGTAGCACAACATACACATTAACATTAGATAGAAATTTAGCAGCATCTCCTGCAGATAATGCAGTTATAACTTTAACAAAAGGTTATCTTCATACGGTAAATGGAATATATACAGCAGAATCAGTTAATGTAATTGAAGGTAATAGTTCAATTGGAACATTTACGGTATCAGGTTCTGATACAATTACACTTGTAAACGCACCTAAAGCAACAGCTCTTAAAGTTGGATTTAATTATACACCAACTTTAGAAACTATGCCTATAGATAAAGAATTAGATGAAGGCCCATTAACAGGTCTTCCAAGAAGAATCTCAAGAGCCATTGTAGATCTTAACTCTACTCTAGATATGACTATTAAAGCAGCAGACAGCACCTCTAAAGCTTTAATAGTACAACAAGTTAGTTTTACAGGTGGCTCTGACCTAGTTCCAGTTACATCTAAAAAAGAATTTTTCTTTTTAGGTTATGACAAAAGTCCAACAATAACAATATCTCAAGATGATCCTTTACCTATGAAAATCTTAGGAATGGCAGTGGAGGTAGTTTTTGCATGAGTGCTGATCCAGTAACAATGTTTGTTATACAAGCTGGTAAAGCTTTGTATGATATTAAAGAATCTAAAAAACAAGCTAAAGCTGAACAAGCTAGATACCAAGATCGTATTCAAAGAATAGCAGAAGTTGCTAAACAAGAAGAAGAAGATCGTAGAGATAATTTAAGAATGTCACAAGCTCATAATTTAGCTATTCAAGCAGGATCAGGTTTTAGTATTGATAGTAGATCATTTTTAAATATTCAAGATCAACAATATTATAAAGCAGAAAAAGATATAGCTACAATTAGATTAAATATGACATCAGATATTAATGAACAATCATTAAATGCACAAATAGCTAAATCACAACGTAAAAAAGAACAGTTTGGTGGTTGGGTATCAATTGCAAGTGCAGGTTACGAATACAAAGCTAAAAAGGATCAATACTCATAATGGCATTAGATAGTGGTAAAAAACAAGTTAAATTAAAAACAATAAGTTCAAATGTACCTTATGTATCTGCTAAAAGTAATTTTAGTATTGCTGTAGATGCTTTTGCACCTACTTTAAAAAGATTACAAAGAGATGCTGACGCTACAGCTCATGCAAATTATTTCCATGACTTTCAAATAAAAACTAGAGAATTTTTTGAAAAAGCTAGGTTAGATCATGAAGCTGATCCTAATGGAATGAAAGCAACAGTAGATACTTACAGTAAAAATTTATTAGATAAAATACCTCCTGCATATAAAATACAAGCTAATGCAATGTTATCAAGTTATAGTCAAAACTCTATTACATTTGCAGCAAAAAATAAAACTATTAGTGATAACGCAAAATTATTTAATGATTATGAAGTTACATGGGAAAATGTAAATACTGAAATGGAATTTGCAATGAATAACTTTACAGATATGCCAGTAGAATTAAGTATCAAAGGTATTAATGATACATTTATTAATAATCTTTTAATTATTAATGAACTTTCTCATGATGCTTTTGAATCAATGGTTAAAACTCGTAAAATTACAGATAAAGATCATTTAAATAATATTAAAAATAATATTGAAGCAGCTCTTGTTGCAAGAGGATTTAATACAATGAAATCTATGTATAAAAATGGAATGGAAGTTGAAGCTTTATATTGGTTACAATCTTTAAAAGAAGGTAATGATAAAACTTCATATAAAGGAAAAGCTCATCCTATTTATGGAGAACAACATAAAGATAATCCAGTATTTAAAATGGCTGATAACTTTATGAAAGATGACCAAGATAGAATAAAAATTATAGATAAAATTTGGAAGCAATTTAAAGATTTTAATAGTGAAACTATTTTTGGAAAACCTAAAAAAATAAAACCAAATATTAAAGAATTAAGTGAAATAAATCAACCATTAGATATTGCTAATTTTAAAGGTGGTTTTAAAGATGTAAATAAAATTGCAGCAGATAACAATTTAGAACTTACAGATGAATTAATTACTTATGTATCTAAAGCAAATAATACTCAAAGAGTTGTATCTAAAACAATGCAATATTCTAATAAAATAATTAATTGGGCTGATGAAGGAGTTACTCCTGCAGAATGGGGTGAAGCTATTCTTGCTAATAATAATATTCGTAAAGTAAAATATAGTGATTTAAAAAGCGATGGTTTTATTACTGCAATTAATTTATTTGATGGACAAGATTATTATCCACCTGAATTAGCAAATGCTTTAAAACTTAATAAAGCTGCTGATTATAAAGATCCACCTTCTTTAGAAAAGTTAAAAGAACAAACAGAAATATATAAATATGTTAAAAACTTTTTTCCTGACATTGAATATCCTGGTTTATATGAACAAGCTTTAAGCAAAGGTGTAATTGATGAAATATCAAATAAAAATTATGATACAGCAACTAATATATTAAATGGTATTGGTAATGATAAAAAAGATAAAAGATTAGAAAGCATTGTTAATCACGAAGATAGTACAAAAAATTTTAGACAATTATTTAACTCAAAAGTAGCATCACCAAACTGGATTCCAGAAATGATGGCAGGTGGTAAAGGTGAATTAAATAAACATTTATTTACTGCAGCAGATCAAAGTACATTTTTTGCAATGGTTCCAAGTAACATAACACCTCCTGCTGCTTATACTCAATTTCAAGGTTTTTTTAATGAAGCTTTAGCAAACATGACACCAGGTAATGAAATAGATCCTTGGAAAGATGGTAATGAAAATTTAAGAGATCAAGCATGGAATATAGCAACTAGAAAATTAAAACAATCAGGGTGGGGTATTGAAACAAATACTTCTGATGGAAAACCTAAATTAGTTAAAGATCCTTTTTGGCAAACATATGGAGAACCTAACAATAAAGATATTTATGCTCATGTTAAAAAAGCGTTTATGACTGCTGGAGGAGATGAAGTTCATTCAGAAGAAGCTTTAACAGAAATTTTTAACAAAGGTTATTTAGCAGAACAAAAATCTAAATTAACTTCTTGGAAAGGTTTAACTTCTTCTAAAGAAGAAAGAGCTGCAGCTAAAATCGAAATGAATAAATGGTATGAAAAATTTGATAAAATGAAAGCTGAAAATGCAAATTTATACCAAGGAGAAAAAGCAGATAAATTTGGCACAAATAATTGGAATGATATTCAAAAAATATTAAATAAATATTTTGATAATAAAAATAATGAAAATGTAAAAATTTCAATTGATAGACAAATGTATAATGATGAAAATAACAGACCTGCATACAAATTAACTTTATGGGATGGTGATTTTATGATTCCAATTGAAGGTAATTTTAAACCTATTGGATGGACTGATTATAGTAAAGCACCAATTCCAGGCCCAGCTCAAGGCAGTATGGCTACATTAATTAATGATACTGCAAATAAAATTTATGAAGAAATGGGAACAACTGAATCATTTCATGGAAAAGAATATGACAGAACAGATAGGGGTAAAAGATTTTTACATAGTGTTATAAGAAATTCACTTAAATTAAGCGATTACAGATTTTATCCAGATATACCTGGACTTGATGATTTACCTACAGAAGTTAGACCTTTTGCTTTTCTTGCAAGACAATTAGGTTTTGATGGAGATTTTAGAGAAATTGCAACTGAATTATCTTCAGCAGCTAAAACAGCTAACGACAGTATTAGTCAACAAAAAAAGATTAACTTAAATAGAGATTTATCTAATTTAGAAAAAGTTACTTCTGCTGCAGTACCACCAGAAAAAATGGTTTTAAGTGAAAATGCAATGAGTTTAAATTTTAAAAATTATGCATTAGAAAATTATAACAATACAGAATTAAGATTATCACACAGAACGAATAACTGGACATCAATTAGTTCAGATAATTGGGATGGTGAAATAGATCTTAATTATAAAAGAGATAGCAGACATTTTGCAGTATTTTCACATCCTAAAGATAGCATTAGAGCTGCAACTAGATTATTTTTAAATCATTCTATTTTAACACAAGCTTTAAATGCTGAAAAAATACCTACTGAATATGGATCAGAACCAACAATTTCAGATATATTAACTAAAACAAAATATGCAACTGATATGGAATCTTATTTTGAAGCTTTAGATAATCATCCAACATTAAGTAGAGATACTACAATAGATTTAATGGATTCTAATCAAATGCATAAATTATTAAAATTTATAACTAAACATGAAATGGGTGTTGATTATTTTAATGAAAAATTTGGTATTAATAATCCTTATGTAAATGCAGTTATATTTAGAGGAATTGATGAAGCTATTAATTCATATAATGGTGAATTAGGCAAATTATAATGTCAGTATTTTTTCCTAGACCTTGGACAAATGAAGGTAGTAAACAAATTGAACCTGTAAAATTTGATTGGTGGAAAGATTTTAAAGGTGGGTTTAATACAGAAAATTTACCAGCAATGGTTTATCAACATATGATTGATAATTCAGATTTTGTACCTGAAGATAATTATATTCCATCTCAAGATCCCCAATTAAAAGGTTATGAAGATTTTATGCATTTATTTTACTTTAGTAAAAGTAGTCAAGAAACATCTTCTATAATTGAAAAATATAAAAAACATCAAGATTTAAATTATGCTTCACCATGGCATTATATAGGTAAAGTAACAGGTGCTGTATTAGATCCATCAAGTGCTTTATTTTTTACTAAAGCAGGTTCTGTAGGTAAAATGGTAGGTTCTGCAATGTTAGCAGAAGAATTAGTTAAACAAAATTTAGATCCAATGAGAGATGATAGCTATGTACCTTTTGTAGCAGCATATGGTTATGCTATTCCTTTTTTATTAAATAAATTAACTGCTGTTCCTAATTTAAAAACACAACAAAAAATTAAAGCATATGATGAGCAATGGATTAGCAATACATCTTCTAAAACTTCTATTAAAGAAGGTGATATAGCTATAGATGGTACTTTTGTTAATCCTAATAAAACAGATCCATCTCCTAGTACAGTAGGAGCTGCGGAAACAACAACAACTTCTAAAAAATTTACAGCTAAAGAACAAATGACAGGTGAAAAATTTGTCAAATCTAATTTAAGTATATTTGGAGAAGAAGGCCCATGGACTCCTGTGTTTAGAGTTATAAAACAAAATACTTCTTTAACAGCAAGAAAAATAATGGGAGATTTATTAGATACTCCGTTACTTAAATTAAAAAATACTAAAGCATGGGGATTTAATGCAACAGGCAAATCAATAGAAACTGATATGCGTATGATGAGAGTAGGTGAAATAGAATCTCATAAAATGATTAAAGACGAATATTTAAAATATGTTCAAAGACAACAATTAGAAACAGGATCTTCTGTACCTAAAACTGATTTTATGATGATGTTTAAAAACAGAGGTAAAGATGCTCAATCTCAAGGATGGTTAAATCAAACACAATTTGCAAAAGAAATAACTATTGCAAGACTTAACAGTTTTGATCATGCAATACCTGAAGTAGCTGAAGCTGCTCGAATAACTCAAAAGAAAGTTTATGAACCTTTATTTAAAGAAGCTAACTTACTTAAAATTAGAGAATTACCAGTTGAATCCGAATTAAAATTTTGGCAAGACACATTAAAAGATATTAGAAAAAAAGGTTTAGGTGCTAGAACTTTTAAATCTAAATACGGAGATCCTGATGAAGTTTATTCTATTTCAAGAATAGAATCTACAATTGATAAATTAACTAAAAGATTAGAAAGAATACAAAAAGGTAAAGGAGTTAAAGATTATATTAATATTGTTTATATTAAAAATGCTATTGATAAAAATAAAGATCATTTTAGAGGTATTATAGAAAGATTTTATCAAAGACAAGGTATTCAAATTAACAAAGCTGATTTAGATCAGTTAGTTAAAGATTTATCAAATCACTTTCCTTTTGTTAAACCAAGAAAAGGAGATTACGATGTTAATCAAAGATATGTATTTAAAGATCCAAGATACGCAAGAGCTAATAGAGCTAGAGAATTAAATTTAGATAAACAAGCTCAATTAGAATTAATAGAAGCAGGTATGATTATGTCTGACATATTTGCTTTACAAAAAATATACGCAAGACAAATGATACCTGACATTTTACTTACAAAAAAATATGGAGATCCTAATGGTTTAGGATTTAGATTTATTGAAGATGCTGAAATGTCTGGATTTAATCCTGGTCTTATGAGTGTTGCAAATGAATACAATATAAAAATGGCTATGGGTAAAAAAGTTAATAGATCTAAATTACTTAAAGAAAGAGATCAAACATTAGATGATCTTGAAGCAGGTATAGAACTTATTAAAGGAACATATGGTTTACCTGCTAATCCTCATGCATGGACTTCAACAGCAATGAGAACTGCTAAACATTATAACGCATTAACTATGCTTACTGGTTTCTTTGCAGCAATACCAGATGTAGCTCGTGTTACTATGACTTCTGGAATTAAAAGAGGTTTTGCAACTCAATTTGAAATGTTAGGTAATTTTCTTGGTGATGGAAAATTATTTAAAATGGGTAAAAAAGAAGCTCAATCTTTTGGTGAAGCAGTAGATATGGTTACAGGTCAAAGAGCAATGTTATTTGCAGATGTAGGAGATATGTTTGGTTTAGCAAATAGACTTGAAGGAGCTATGGGTAAAGTATCAGCAATTAATTTTATGTATGTTAACCTTATGTCTAGATGGACAGAAATGGCTAAGTCTATGGCATCAGTTACTATTGGCTCTAGAATTATAGAAGATTCTATTTCTTGGAGTAAAGGTACTTTAGGAGATAAATGGAAAACAGCATTATCATCTTCAGGTATTGATAAAGATATGGCTAGAAGAATAGCTGTTCAATTTGAACAGTATGGTGAAAAAACAAAACATAATTTCATGGCTAATACTTCTCAATGGAAAGATGCTCAAGCTATTGATGCTTTTGGTGCAGCTCTTAATAAAGATATTAATATTACAATTGTTACTCCAGGTTTAGGAGATACTCCTAAATGGATGAGTACAGAATTAGGTTCTACTTTTGCTCAATTTAAAAAATTTGCTATGTCAGCAACACAAAGAATGTTGATGAGGGGTATGCAAGAACGTGATTTAGATTTTTTATTTGGATCAATGTTATTAATGGGATCAGGTATGTTAATTGATGGAGTATATCATAAATTTAGATTTAATAGAGATTATTCTAAATTATCATTAACTCAAAAATTACTTAATGCGTTTGATAGATCAGGATTAGCTGGAATATATACAGATGTAAATAAAGCTATAGAAACTTTATCAGATAATAGAATTGGTATATCTCCTATGTTAGGAGAAAAAAGACCATACGGATCTTCTGGAAGATGGAAAGCAGGAACTATGTTTGGCCCAACTGGAGGTCAAATTTATAATATTGCCGACATATTATTTGATGTTGGAGGAAACAAATATAACCATCACACAGCTAAGAATGTGCGTAGATTGATACCGTTTCAGAATGTATGGTATCTCGATTGGTTGTTTGACGACATTCAAAAAGGATTAAATTAATGGCTATTACTATATCTGATACAGAACCTAGGGTTCAATATACAGCTTCAAGTGGACAGACTGCTTTTTCTGTTCCCTTTGAATTTTTTACAACAGCAGATATTAAAGTTTATAATGGTACTTCATTATTAACATATAATGCATCACCATCATCAGCTTCGCAGTATTCGGTAACAGGAGCAGGAGTTTCTGGCGGTGGAGCAATTGCATTGGGGGGTGGGGCTACTCTTAATGATGTAATTACAATTTATAGAGATTTAGGAATAGCTAGATCAACAGACTTTCCAACTTCAGGTGCTTTTCAAATAGATTCATTAAATACTGAACTAGATAAAATTATTGCTATGATTCAGCAAGTAGAAAGAGATTTAAAATTCTCTCCTAAAGCTGCAGCTACAACGTCAAACACATACAATCTTACCTTACCAAATCTTGTAGCAAATAAAATTCTTTCCGTTAATTCTTCAGGAACAGCTTTAGAGTTTGACCAATCAATAACTGATGTTGCAACTGTAGCTGGGATTGCTGCTAATATTTCAACAGTTAGCGGTATAGCTAGTAATGTTACTGCTGTTGCAGGTAATGCAACAAATATAAATGCGGTAGCAGCAGATGCTTCTGATATAGGAGCTGTAGCTGGAAAAGCAACTGAAATTGGAAGACTTGGTACTGCAGATGCGGTAGCAGATATGGCATTACTTGGAACAAGTGCTTGTGTAGCTGATATGGCTTTACTTGCTACAACAGATTGTATAGCTGACATGGCTTTACTTGCAAGTTCAGATATTATTTCTGACATGAACACTTTAGCTACATCAGATATAGTAAGCGATTTAAATACACTTGCTACATCCGATATAGTTTCAGATTTAAATACCCTTGCAACTTCTGACATAGTTTCTGATATTAATACATTAGCAACTTCAGATATTGTATCTGACCTTAATACTTTAGCGACTAGTGATATTGTTACTGATTTAAATTTATTAGCAACTTCTGCCAATGTTACAAACATGGCAACTTTAGGAGCTTCTGGAGTTGTAACTAATATTGCAAGTGTAGCTGGATCAATTGCTAATGTTAATACTACAGCAACAAATATTGCTGGAGTAAATAGTTTTGCTGATAGATATAGAATTGCAAGTTCTGCACCTGGATCAAGTAATGATGCAGGAGATTTATATTATAATACCAGTGCTAATACATTAAATTATTATAACGGTAGTTCTTGGGCAGCAATTACTACAGATACAGATGTTAAAGTTTTAGTTAGTTCTAATGATTCCACGGCAGGATATTTAAATGGTAAATTAGTAGCTGGAACAGGAATTTCTTTTACAGAAAGTAATGATGGCAGTAATGAAACTTTAACAATAACAAATACAGGAGAAGATCCCACTGCGCTCGCAATCGCATTGGGCTAACAAAGGAGAAAATAAATGGCTAACACGTTCAAATGTGTAACTTTTGCAGCAGAACCTGCTAGTGCAGGTACAGCGTACACTATGTATACTGTCGCTGGTAGTACAACTACTGTTGTTCTTGGTTTGATACTTACTAACATTCATAGTTCAGCAGTTACTGTTGAAGTAGAATTAGAAAGTAATACATCAAACCGAAATGGAGCAAACAATGTTGCGAATACAACATCATTTTTAGTAAAAGATGTAACTATACCAGCAGGAAGTTCATTAGAGCTTTTATCTGGAGGAAAAGTAGTTATGGAAACAACAGATGTACTAAAAATAGATTGTTCAGTTGCAGATAAAGTTTCAGGAACATTGTCTATAATGGAGATAACATAGGATGAGTTATATAGGTAACAAACCAGCATCAGCAGCTTTAACTGCTAGTGATATAGCTGACGATATTATTTCGTTAGCAAAAATGGCTGGAGGTACTGATGGAAATATTATTACTTATGATGCCTCTGGAAATCCAGCAGTAGTAGCAACTGGTAGTGATGGACAAGTTTTAACTTCTACTGGAGCTGGATCACCTCCAGCTTTTGAGGCAGTAAGTGGTGGAAAAGTTCTTCAAATTGTTGAAGGATCAACTACAACTGAAACTGGAATTAGTTCAACTTCTTATGCAACATCTACTTTA